AATGAATCTTAGTAATGAAACGGTATCTGTATTGAAGAATTTTGCAACAATCAATCAGAACCTTGTGATCAAAGCAGGCAGTAGTATCTCTACAATGTCTGCAATGAAAAATATTGTTGCAACGGCTGAAGTGAAAGAAGTCTTTCCAACAGAATTTGCAATTTATGATTTGAATGAATTTCTTGCTGCATTATCACTTTTTGAAAAACCAAGTTTGGATTTCAATAATGATTTTGTTGTAATGACAGAAAATGGTACGTCTTTGAAATATTGGTATTCTGATCCATCTGTAGTTACAACAGTAACCAAAGAACTTACAATGCCAGAGTGTGAAGTTAATTTTTCTTTTGCAAATGATTTGTTGTCTAATGTACAAAAGGCTGCAGCTGTTATTGGTGTTCCAGATATGTTACTTGAAGGAACAGATAGTGGTGTTGCTTCATTGAAAGTTACTGATAAGAAAAATGCAACTGCAAATGCTTATGATGTAAAAGTTGATGTCAATAATCAAGATGGAAAAAATCTGCCATATAAGTTTTGGTTCAAGGTTGAAAATCTGAAACTTTTGTCTGGTACATATGATGTATCAATTTCTTCTAAAAACATTAGTCATTTTGTAAATGCAAATGTAGATATTAAATATTGGATTGCTCTGGAACCAGAGTCCAAGTATGATGCTTGAAGTAAGGAATTTATATAATGGAAACTTTTTTGTGGGTAGAGTTGTATCGCCCCAAGGATATCGAATCATGCGTACTTCCTAATAGTCTAAAAAATACATTAACTGATTTTATTAATGAAGGTAATATACCAAATTTAATTTTATCAGGAACTTCGGGCGTAGGTAAAACTACTGCTGCGAAAGCAATGCTAGATGAGTTGGGTTCAACTTATATGATGATCAATGGTTCGGAAGAATCAGGCATTGATGTTCTACGAACTAAAATTAAAAACTTTGCATCCACTGTGTCACTTCACGGTGGGCGTAAGTATATTATTTTGGATGAGTCAGACTATCTAAATCCACAATCAACTCAACCAGCCCTGCGTGGGTTCATGGAAGAGTTTCATAAGAACTGTGGTTTTATTCTTACATGTAATTATAAAAATCGATTGATACCGCCATTACATTCTCGTTGTAGTGTTGTGGATTTCTCTATTCCTAATTCAGAGAAACCAAAACTTGCTAAAGAATTTATGGCAAGAGTTATTACAATCCTAAATGATCAGAATGTAAAACATGATAAAAGGGTTGTTGCAGAGATAATCAATAAATACTTTCCAGACTGGCGTAGAGTATTGAATGAACTCCAAAGGTATTCTGTATCAGGTGCAATTGATGCTGGTATGCTTGTTGATATTGCCGAGGTAAATATCAAAGAGCTTATGCAATCTATGAAGAATAAGGAGTTTACTAATGTTCGTAAATGGGTTGTCAATAATCTTGATAATGATCCTGTACGTTTGTTTCGCCGCATTTATGACAATCTTTACGATTATGTGGATGGGGGTAGCATACCCCATGTGGTTGTTGTTTTGGGTGAGTATCAGTACAAGGCGGCGTTTGTTGCAGATCAAGAAATAAATCTGATGGCTTGTTTCACAGAGATTATGGCACGAGCTAAATTCAAATGACGGAAAAAATTCCTCTAGCTAGAAATGTAATAGAAAATTATGATATAAATGTAACTCGGCCAATCTTTATTAAAAACATATTTGATGAGGTTGGTTCTGATTTACATTCTACTATGGAAAGTATTATTCTTGAAACAGGGAATGAGTGGCCAAAACGACCAACAGTTGTTCAAGCAGACATGACAAATCTCAATATGCATTACAAGCATCCTAGTTTCAATAAACTATGTGATATTGTAATTCCATATGCTGAGAAAATGGGGTCAACTCCTATTAAGTGTAGAGCTTCTGATTGTTGGGGTGTTTTATATAAGAAGAATGATTTTTCAATTGCACATGCACATTGGCCAAATGTTTGGTCGTGGGGATACTATGTAAAGGTTCCACAAGGTTCAATGCCTTTAGTTTTCCCAGAAGGTAAAGAGGGAAATTATTATGTGTTTCCACAGGTAGGAGATTTGGTTATCTTTCCTGCTTGGATTAAACATGAAGTGCCACCATCTGTGTGTGAAGAAGATAGAATTTTGGTTGCAGGAAATCTTGAAAGAATTCCTCATAAGGATTTGCCATTACCAAATGTAGAAGAAATTAAAAAGTCAGTTAAACCTTATACGAAAAAGGGTAATTGAATGATTGATGTATATGATGATGTTTTAGAAGAACACAATGCTCTACTGATTGATGATGAGGTTAAGAGGTTATCATGGAAATATGATTACTCATCTGAGCCTACTAAACCAAATAAACATTGGCATGTTTTCTGTGGCCACAGTGAAGAAGAATGTAGTCTATCAAATTATTATTGGGTTGATCCTTTATTTCAAATGTTAATGAATAAATTTGATTTCAAATCTAAATATAATATTGATAGTTATATACGAATATATTGTAATGCTCATACACATGGAATTGAACCGCATCTTCATATAGATGATGGTGATTTTACTATGATATACTATCCCCGTATGGATTGGAAACAAGAATGGGGTGGTGGAACTTTAGTTGATGATACTCTTGTTCCTTATGCTGGAAATAAATTGGTTGTGTTTACAGCCAGTCTTCCTCATAAGGCAATGCCAGTATCTAGAGAATGTTATCAGTTAAGAACTTGTGTTGTTTTTAAATGTAATGTTATGGGAGAATGAAAATTGACAGAAAATAAAATAGTTCAGTTTGAAACTATACCACAATTGAAATTAGGTTTTTCTGCAATCTCTTTAGATGAGGTGGATATTATTAATAAGTATATTGATGATAACACTGATAGATTGCCAGACTTATCATCTCAATTAGTAGGACAAATAAAACAAGATAAAAGATCAAAGCAATTAGAATTTGATTTAAACGATGACGTACCTAAACAGTTGAGTAAGTTTTTTATTATGTGTGCAAAAGAATATGCTGCTCAACATCCAATGTCTGATCGTATTAAAAACATCATCGGCCCTAAAGAAGATTATGTTGTTAAGAAAATCTGGTCGGTACATAGCTATGCTGGAGACTACAATCCTTTGCATGAGCATGGAACTGCCAGTGGAAGGGGCGTATCTATGATTGCGTTTCTAAAGCTTCCATCACAAATATCTGATATTGGAGAAAAGATGAAAGGTGAAGTGGGCGTACAACAGGGTAATTCTGGTAGTACAGATGGTCTAACTCAATTTGTTTGGGGTGGAGACAGTATGTACGATATACCTAGATTTAAACATCCTTCATTTGCGTATGCTCATCCAGAGGTAGGAAAGGTTGTGGTATTTCCAATTTGGTTGCTGCATCAGGTCGCACCTTTTTTTGGTGAAGGTGAAAGGAGAACAATGTCTTGTAATATAGATATTATTAATAGTCATGTATGAACTGAAAGATTATCTTAATGCAATAAATTATACAAAAGAGCCTCTTATGGATACAGGGGATGAGCAGTGGGAAAAGAAATATCCACCATTCATAGTAAACAAGTGTGTTGCTCCGTTTCCAGATACCGTTATGTTGTTGAATGAACTCAATCAACTACATCATCTAGATAAGAAACTCCAATTTGATTTTTTGATAAATAGTTTACGACCAAGAAAAAGGTATACTCCTTGGCTGAAGGCGAAGAAATTAGAAAATCTAGAGTATGTTAAAGAGTTTTATGGATACAACAATGAGAAGGCAAGGGCCGCTCTTGATATACTAAATGATGAACAAATTTCTGCCATAAAAGCAAAATTAAATAAGGGTGGAAGAGATGGAAGAGATTAATTGGACACAGGAGCATATGCTTGAAGTTGGGCTGAAAGAGCCTGACGATTTTTTGAAGGTACGAGAAACTCTATCTCGTATTGGTGTTGCTTCCCGAAAAGAACGAAAACTATATCAGTCTTGTCATATATTACATAAGCAAGGACGATACTATATTGTACATTTTAAAGAGCTATTTGCTCTTGATGGAAAGAAAACCAATCTGTCTGAAAATGATATTGCACGACGAAATACAATTTCAAATTTGTTGAAGGATTGGGGTTTGATTAATATACTTGGAGAAATAACAGAAGTTGCTCCATTAAGTCAGATCAAGGTTCTTTCGTTTAGTGAAAAGAATGATTGGACATTAGAAACCAAATATAACATAGGTAAAAAGAAAGAAGCCTAATGGAAAAGTTCAAGTCCTTTACAACGGAGCAAAAAGAAGACAAGTATCGTATTCTTGTAGTTTCTTCTGAACCAGACAATCAAAAACTGTTTCATACTGCACAGAGAATTACTGATGAATCAAAAAAGTCTGGCCATTCAGTTTATGTTGTCAAGGTTGAAGGCGCAATTATTAGTTATGATGATGGTGTATATAAAATATACAATGATGATGATACAGAAGGATTTGAAATAAGTTCTAGTGATACTGTTGCTATTGTTCGTGGTTCTGTTCGAGTAAAGAAGAGTTACCTCGATTTGTTATCACGACTTGAAAAGATTGGCGTTTGTATGGTCAACAGTAGAGAGACTATTGAATTATCTTCTGATAAATATCGGACTTATATTAAGTTACAAGATTTTGGTTTGACACAACCTAAGACTGTTCTTATTCCTAATGAAGACACTTGGAAAACGGCCATTGA